AAATTAAGCTGAATCAAATTAAGATTCTGATACAACCGAACCAATAAATCCTTAAACTTCTGACTTGTAACATCAATGTCTTTTATCTCACCAACATCCCATACAAACGTCGTTGGAACAAATGCACCTAAATTCTCACTTTGTGCCATTACTGTAACCTTTCAGACGTTTGTCTCGCAAAAACAACAAGACCTTCAAGCTTAAAGTCTTCTGCTGATATATCAGGATCCAACATCTGATCATCACTTAGATATATACGTATCTGTACACATTCACCTTCAGTCTGGAAATAGACTGGATGCCATAAACGTTTCTGTGATTGCTCTAATGGATACAAATCATAAGGTGATGTTTCGAGAATGTTATCTCCTAAAATCATACCTGTTGCCTGTGCGCTATCTATCATCGAAATCTCTGTTGCAGACGGATAGTAATCTATAGTTACTTCTCCGTTAGAAGTCTTCTCTACAGCAAAATCTATCTTTGCTAAGAAGAAGTTTTTTCCTTTATCTATATAGAAATTCCATTGCTTAGAAAGAATATCGATACGAGAAACTCTCGCAGCCCTAGCACCACCATCGTATGTGCCAGTCATCGTACAATCTAGAATATTAACTGTATCAGAATCTACGACGGCGATTTTATATATACCTGAACCGGTAAGGGTTACACCCTCATCGATGATACGTATAAAGTCGCCATCGTTCAGCGTGTGATTGATTATTGTGCAGTGCAGATCAGTTCCCACATAGGCAAGGTTCGTAATCTGCATTACAGCCTCATTTGTAGAAATATCTGGATCACACACGAACATGAAACCCTGCTGATTTCCAGCTATAATCTGCCTAAACTTCGTCTGAGTTGTTCCACTATCCCACTTGAAATTAGACTCAGACCAGTACAGTTCTGTTGACTCCCAAGAGACTGCGTTCGGTTCTTCAAAATACCCAAAGGCTGTGATGGTATCATCTGCCGTCGCCCATGCATCATCAATATAGTTGTAAACAAGCACCTTGTCGTTGAATATCTGAGAATTTGTGTCAGCATTTACTGACGGAAATGCCCAATAGACAAGTTCTGTATAATAATCTCTTATACCTGCGACACGCTTTAAACCATCATTACTATTACGTATTTCGAATACCTGATCTGATATTTTTTCATCTATCTTTGAAACATTTGCTCCAGAACAACCATGAAGTTCGTTCCTTCCAACTGCGAAAACAGCCTTATCAAATGGAACTGGAGACTTAAGAGACTTTGATCCAAGCTCAGTGTTTATCTTCTGCCATACAAACGGTTGTACCTGGTTACCTGTATAGGCTAATTCCCACGTACTTCTCTCAAAATAAACGATTAATCTATCCTTGATGAATTCTGCAGATTCAATCTCTTCTTCAGTAGGAGCGTCTATAAATCCTGCTCCATCAGACCTACGTGTTGTTCCACCTATTGTCCAAGTCTGACTTCCTTCTAACCAAGCATTAGATACCGCAGCTGCAACGTTATCAGGAACGTCAGCTGGAAATGGAACACCGTTATGACAGAACCTGCATCTGTTAACATGCTCCACATTAGTATTAGTACTAACGTCATACTCGATTGTGTTAAGAAGAAGAAGCCTATCCTTAAAAGGAATAACTAGCTTAGCTGTTGCTACATACTTTGATGGAAGATTAGCTGCAACCTCAAAAACAGGCCTAAATTCAACCCATGCACTGTTTCTATAAACATACAATGGGTCGTCAGTAGCTGCTGGGGTACCAACGGTTGCATTAAAGTTCGAAACAAACAAAGCCGTCTCATCAAGAGTTCTTCCAGTCCAGTTTGATGCCCAAAAGAAATCTGAATTAGATCCTTGCCATACAGGACCACTATCTTCATTCCATGAACTACCGTTATATCGATAAACAAATTGAGTATCGAAAGCAAATGCAGGATTACTTGCTACTTTATTATCTTCAAAGTGAGTAATCCCCATAACAGGCTGTGATGGATAGAAGTAAACATTTGCATTAGGAGCAGCTCCAACAAAGTTGTATGCCCCTGTAGATGTATTATACGTTGCGGTAGGAATTGGGAACCCTTGGTCCAGGAGATTACCAGGCGTTCCCGTTACAGCAACAGTATATATATTATCATCTATAGAGAAAATCTGACCTACTTCAAACACTGTTCCAGGAACAGTTCCAGATGCATTGCCAGAGCCGTTAGTAATATCTACTAACACCCTTAATCGAGAACGAAGTTGATCTTCAACTGATGTTGCGCTGCTTTCTCCCATAAGCTTTGAGCCGAATCGCTTTCTCAGCACTCCCTTATGGACGTAAGCATTATTTAGCTTAGCGTATGCATCCTCTGGTATCTGCCACGGACGAACGTCCGTTATTAAACCACTCTGTATTGGTGATATAAGAAAACGATCGTAAGGCATATTAGACTCCTATAACTGTATAGAAGAACTTCTTGCTAGCATCTGCTGTGTTAAACACTGTTATAGAAGACGTGGTGTAACTCTCGTAATACAACACACCGGTTTCACCTGTCGTGCCCTGCCTTGTTACTTGCACATTATATACAGTTGTAAAGGTCGGTACCCCAGCACCTGTGGCGAAGTTGACAGTAGCCGTTGTGTTAGCATTTACAGTGCCTGATCCCCACTTGAATATAATTCCAGAAGGGAGCATTGCGTATCCCTGCTCATTTTTTACTGCTGATGTGAACTCATATGTAGAGCCTGCACTCTCATGTGAGAACACAAGTTCAGGATTCCCAGTAAGCGTAGAAGTCTGACAGTAAAGCCCTACTTCACCAGCACCAGTGGTAGGAACTGGAGACTGTACTGGGAGCTGAACAAAAGAGTGTTTTCCTTGGTCACCGGCATCAAATGTAACGTGGTTTATATCTACCAACGTCTTGATACCTGCAAAATTATTTAGAATGTCGTCTTGCGACTGCGAAAGGAGATCAGTCGCTTGCGGTATATTATTCTTATATGCCATTATCTTCCCCTTTTATGGTCTCTATATATCTTGTATCCCAAAAACCCAACAACAAAGAAAGAGACACCGTAGACTACTCCAGTCTCATTCATGTAGGGTTCTAGAACCTTAAAAATCGTTTCCATCGACATAGAATCCCGATCCTTGATTCGTATAAATAGTTGCCGTTCTCTCTTCTGACTGCTGGACGACGAGTTTCTGTAGAACGAGAGATCTTTGTCGCATAAACTCAGGGGTAATGGCTTCAACACTTTCGACATCCATCCTATCTTCAAATATCTTCTTCGCTGCTCCGTACGCTATGTACTGCCACCATTGAGCCTGATCTGGCATATCTGTTACGTTAAGTAACTCAGTAGGCCTCTTAAACGCATCAATTTCTACTCGATACGTCTTGTCTGGAACAGGTCGGAATGTAAACTCTCTATTTTCATAAAGTACAGATCTAGGAATTCCTGTTTGATATACATATGCCTGAGCAACAACATTCTCTCCTGTGCCAGGAGCTACAGGAAATGTGAATGCATATACACCTGAAATGTAATCAATAGTTCCTACGCTTACCGTAGAGTCAGGCTCAACCAAATCTCCTGTACTTGTGATAATTCCGGTAGTTCCATCTACCTGAGGAACATCCTTCAAGACAATGGCTTCACCGTCATCATCAATGGAACTAAATGTAACCGTCCGGGCAAGTACAGGAGTCTGAGCAAGAGTCCCCGAAAATGAGACTGTTACACTATCCCCGGTATCTACATTTTCAGATGTCTCGTACTTCGGATACTTCCTGTAGAACTCTGTTCTATTCTCTGAGACACTTATCTCCTGTCCTGCCACATAACATGGATTCTTAACACTGAGATAAACATTCTTAAAGTTATAGAGCGGCGAGTCCTCATCAACCGTATTAGTTCCATAAACATCAACATTAGGTGACAAGAAAAATGTCAGCTTATTGTCGATTGTAAATTCAGGAAAATCGTACAAGACAAATGTGTTTACGTATTCATCAATCTGATCGTCTGTTAGTTGAGACGACGACGGACTTCTTGTAAGCCTGCGTACTTTAGTCCTGATCATGCTAAGCGCTGAAAGCGTTGAATCTGGCGTTGCCATTGGCTACTCCTTATTTAATACACAGGCTATCTGTGTTAAACGTTTTCGACGGTTATTATAGCTTTATCAGCCGTCTCAAAGTCATCTGGATCAACAAACTCCATACTCTGAAACGCATACCTTCTTACTTTCTTACCAATCTTAGCGATAGACTTTCCATCAGCATTCACTGCATGTGCATGCTGTGGATACCAACCACTAGTATTCAAGTGCTTAGCAACCCCTAAAGGTATTTCGTATATCTGGCCATCTCTGAGTTTAAATCTTTCAGGCTGATCTTGTGGATACTTTTTATAAACGAAAGCGAGCTCTCCGCCAGGTACCTCAAAATTACGGAAAACTCCCTTAACCTTCTCGCGCTCTTTATCGCGCATATACTTCATATTCTTTTTAGGCTTACTTACACTCGTTTGCTTCTCTTCCATATATCTCCCTTTCTTGAAGGGAGGCCGAAGCCTCCCTATATTTGCGTGACTTATGCTATATCAGTTGCAAATGACTTACCTGCAACCCACTTAATGGCGTCTCCGCTTGTTCCACCAGGACTTCCTAGCGCAACACCAGCTGTTGCACTTGTTCCGAGAACAATTCCGATGAATGCACTGTTAAGAGTTGCATCATCAAGAAGGTTCACGTATGTGCTTGAAGCTGTTTCACCTACAGGTATTGACTGTGCAGGTGTATAAGGGACGGCCGAATAAATTGGGAATGCAAATGCTGTGTAACCAGATGTATCAACACCAATTGAGAATGTTGATGCATTTACTCGTGTGACAGTTACAAGAACATCGTTCAGTTCTGTCATTCCACTACCTGCAGGAACCTTGAGGCGAATTCTTTCACCTGTTTGGTAGGTGTGGTCTACGAGTGTTGTAACAACACCAGGGTTTGCCTGTGTGATGTTAGCGATTACACGGCTACGTGGCTTGAATGTTTCATAGATAGTCGCATTCTGAGCCACAAGTCTATACGTACCATTAGCACCTGCAATTCGCCCTGGAGCTGTTGCAATTGTGTTAGCCAACCTAAAGCTTGTATCCGCTGTGACTGTGTCTACAGAGAAGTCTAAGCCGTTAAGGTTGTTATGGTTCGTATTTTGGATTCTGACAATGCTGCCATTGATCATTGTTCCTGTATCAGCAGTGCTGTAAACAGGTTGTGTAACGTTAGTACCAGCTGTAACGGCAACCTCACCACCAAGGGTTAGGTTTGATGTATCTATGAGGGAGATACCTCGATAGGTAGCACCGTTATAACCGACAGCTGATGTCGACATAGAAACTGCCTGAGATGCTGCTGCATGGTATTCCGTTACAGAGTCATCGGAGGTCATTTCTTTCTGCCACCACCACGTTAAACCTGCATACTGTGTTGTTCCTGAAATGTTTGTGAGGTTATAAACCTTTACCCAATCAGCACTAGATCTTAAAGGAATGATCTTATCTGTTCCATCAGAGGTGAACGCACCTTG